AACCCATAAACCTATGCCTAACGCCATCGTTAAATCGTCATTGTAACCATTAGCAGCTTGTGCTTTACCATTGTGCCATATAAACGTCATTAATTCATTGATCATACGTTTAGAACGAATCGTAACTGTTCGTTCTCTAAAGTATAAATCCAACTTGGATATTACCAATGGACGTGTTCTGGACGACATAGTAAAACCAGCAGTCGCTCTTTTGTCTTTAGCATTCCATTTGTTAGTAAACTGATTGTCTAAATCAATATACTTCAAATCGTCTGTCATGTAAAATAAATTTTGATAACCACGATCGATTATCTGTTGAATAGCAGCCCATCCAATTGAACTGTTTTCCACTATCAATAAAGCATTATTCCATTCTGTAGCAACCTGAACCAACAAATTGCCAAAGTCTTTTGTCTCGATCTTACCACGATATTCAGCAACCTGTGTGTTGCTTTCTACATCCAATACGTGAAACGTTGAATAATCCTCTCCATCCCCACGTGATACGTCAGCACACACAACATAATCTTTTGAAAAATTAGGATGTTCCCATCGCCAATAACAATTATCCATATATTCTTTGGATATTGGCTCTATTACATAAGTGTCTTCATACCATTTTAAAGTTTCTAAGTCAATTACAGAGTTACCGGATGAAATAAAATCGCAGTCGCATTCCTGAGCAGCTCCCTTTTGACCAAGCAATACATCCTGTTCATCACGCCAATTTTGGTCATATTCTGGATGTTTTGTCCAGTGTAATTTAATCGTATTAAATTTCTGAACACCTTCCTCGGATTCTTTCCACATACGATAAAACCAATTACCCATACCATTCGGTGTAGATAAAACGATCGCGTTTCCTCCACCATGAGTCATTGCTGATTGAACAGATGTCCAAATCTCGTCAATCTGATCAATGAAAGCAGCCTCATCGACCACCAATAAACTCAAAGCCTCAGAACGACCAGCATCACCACTAGCAGACACTGCCTTGATCTGTGACCCATTCGCTAAACGTAAACTCGTTCTGTTGTTCTCTACCTCCTTTTGACGCATCCATGAAGGTAAATTGTCGTTCATAAAACGAACCTTAGTTACAAGGTTCTTAGCGACGTCCTGTTTAGTAGCAATTACAAGTATAGACTTGTCTTTATGAAATGTCATCAACCACATGCCATAACCAGCAGTCAACGTGGATATTCCCATTTGACGACATTTTAAAATGATGTTTTTGGGATTGTCTCTAAACTCACGAACACATTCCTCTTGAAACGGAAATAACTTAAAGTCGATTGTTCCCTTACTTGGGTGTTGGATTTTACAATATTTTTTCATGAAGTATGCAGGATCAGCCGCACACTTTTTATACTCAGACTTTATTAATTCACGTAACTGTTTAACTTTGTTCATCTATTTTTGCTAACTCAGAATCAATTCGCTCCAACGTGGATTTGCCTTCTTGAATGTCTTTTTGTAAATCTTCTTTAACCTTGTTCAAATCCAAACCACTCCAGCGCTCAAGATCACCAAACTCATTTACAAATTCAATTTTTTCATCCAAAACCGTTTTTTCAGCTTCCTCTAATTGATTTAACATATCAATCACATAGTCACGTTGTTTATTCAATACAAATTTTAATTCATATTGTTTGAACGTTCCATTGATACGTCTTTGTGTATCCAACTCAACAGTACAATCGAAACACATTTTAGTGCTTCTATATGTTGAATTGTCGTATCTATGAGAAAAATCAATTTCCTTTTGGCATGCTGAACAACATGGGTTTGTGTCTTGTAAAGCGTTTATTACTTTTGGAATTGATTTTTTTCCATATGATGTCTTTTCCCATATCTTACCATCTTCATCGACCCATTGATCTCCGACTTTACGAGCACGTTCTTCTTGTGCTTTTTCTATTCCAGCAAAACTCACAGACGGTGGTCTAAAATTTTTACCGTCTACCCAATCATTTATAATTTGTAAATTTGAACTCATATATATAACCTCTGTAAGTTATATATATGAAAAAGTTTTAAAAAACTGTTTTTTTACATTTTCTTCTTTATTTTCTTTTCTTCCGTATCCGTGAATTGAGTATATGGTTTTTTAGCAACAGTTGATGCTCCTGCGTTTAATTTTGTTTTTGGCATTTCTTCACAGGCAGAATCATCCATTGAACAGGTTCCGTTGTTCGATTCTTTGTTATTTCCTTTTCCAATTCCACCATCCATCATCTTTATTTTTTCAGCACCATCAGTTGACATTCTTTTTTCAGCAGTCATAAATTCATCTAAATTATTAACTGAATTTACCTTAGAGTCTACCTTTGACTTTCCTGATTTTTTCTTGGGATCTACTTCCGTGTATCCACGATTTATAGTTGGTTTGTTACCATCCAGTTTTGAATAGTCTCCTCCGGTTGGAACTTTCGTATCGTCTAAATCGGGAGTATCATCTTTAGTATCTTTAAATTCAGAAGTAGTGTTGTCATAATCTCTATCTTTAGCATGATCAAATGAACCTGCTTTTACATATTCATTATACAAATTCCCAATTTCTTTGAAAGATTCTTCTAATGATACAACATTAGACTCAACAGGAACTTCACCGTATATTTTTATAGTATTTGCTTTAAATTGTAACTCAACATCTTCTACCGCAAAAACTTGGTCATCGTCAAATAATTCTTTAGCAATTTCAAATCCTGTTATGGTAGCTCTATCTCTCGAAAATGACTTATATCCTTGTAAACTGGCAAATGGTGCCATGTCTCTAGTTCCTCCTTGAGTGTTAGCAGTTGGATTGTTTTCCAATAAGATTGATTTTAATTTACCCTTATTTTCAGTTATGAACTTTTTCTTTAAAAGGTTTGATTGAATTTTCGATCTGATTTTATCTCTAACAGAATATTCCTCACATAATTTTCCGGAAACATCTACAAATGTATGTTCATCATCCAATGGAACATCCATGCTTCTTTCATCGCCGTCGATATAATCAATTAAATCATATCCAATTTTATCCGCCATCATCTCATTACGATCTTCCCAATTCATATTGGTGTTATCACGTTGACCAATGAATGACTGTAACATATCGGTAGGAACAACAGTTGATAGCGTTTGGATTGCTGGTATAGTAGATATTTTCAACATCCCACGAAGCATTTCACATTCGTCGATCTTCATGTGATTCTCAGTTTCGTCATCACAACCACAATTTCCACATTCTCCTAATGGATAGTTATCCTCATTTTTTGCAGCCGGTGTATCCATTGGCTCCAAATAAGTTTCTTCTAAAAAAGGTTTTACAATTGATTCTACTAGTTTGTCAACATTCATGTTTATAAATATAAATTAAACTTCATTTCCGTCGCTTATGGATGATGGAACTCCATTATTAATACGTAACTTAGGAGTAACTGAACCAGATACCCACAATCTATAATTTCCCATTTGAAATAAATTTCCTCCATTCCAAGCAGAAGTATATGTAACGAAATCAGCAACTTCCGAATGAGAAGCACTTATAGCAACATCAGCATTAACTGCGTGTGAAGCACTTGTTGCTGAAACAGCGTTGGTTGCATTCGTAGCATTAGTTGCGTTTGTGGCATTCGTAGCATTTGCTACTGTTCCGGTCACGTTTGTTCCTGCGACACTTCCAATGAAAGAATCAGCAGTTATATTGTTGCCGCTTAAATTCGGAAAATTGTTTATCCATGCTGGAATTCCTGTTAGATCTCCCCATGTAACATTTCCTGATAGTGAACCGGATTTTGCTAATGTATCTCCATTTGGATCAAAAAACTTTACATCTTCCAACACAACAGGAACATTATTATGATCAACGTCGAATAGTTCCGCTCTAACTAAAAATCTTTCATTTGCAACACTAACGTCAAACGGAACTCTTACCGTTGTAATCTCGGGTGAAAAAGAGAACGCTTGATTTGGTTTTATGGAAATATCCGATGTTGTGAAATCTCCATATGAAGGTATCATAACCATCGTGCAATTCACATCTTCGTTTACAGTAAATGAGATTTTAAAATCTTTAAATGTATTTGTTAATCCGGATTCAAATTCAACTTTTCCTAAATTAATTCCAAATCCATCGTATGATGGTGACGTTGGATATCCCAGCATAGAACCCGTTAAATAAAATGTTAAATTAGATTTTGTTGATAAATTACTTCTTCCATCATACACTCGTCCGGATAAAATATATTCAACGTCTTTGTTGAATAACATAAAATTACTATCCCATGAACTTCCGCTTCTAATGTTCATTTCAGAATCAACAATAGGAACATACGTTTCATCTGTGGTAACTTCAGTGTTGTCTTTAGCAATAACATAAATTGATTTGTTTTTATTCTCACCAACCGCTCCGTTAAAACTCATACCATCGATTATATTAGAAGCATCATAATCCAATGAAGTTAATCCATTTTCATACCAATATTCGTCGATTTGGTCCTGATCAAAAGTAAATCCTATATTTTCACGTTGTCTATCGCTTGTGATTTCATCAACTAATATTTCTTTTGATTCTAATAAACTATCGGCAATAATTTGACTGTCTACGTTTGAATTAAAACTTTTTCTATAAATTTTAAAACGATATACGTTTCCTGTAAACGTTTTTAGGTTTTTTAATGTAACACGTGCCAGTGAAGTTTTGAAAATTTTACCTGAAGACGCCGCTATAGACGTTCCTAACACAGGAGTATACTCAATGTTATATGTGGCTGATTTAAAAGACCTCACGATTCTCTGATCGTCTGTATTAGGATATAATACGGGAGTTTTTACAATCAACGTGCTTTCATTTATAACATTTTTTATTTCAAGTGAACTTGTTGATGGAATCGCTGTGCCGTCTGCCAATGTTATTCCAGTGAGAACTAACGTTTCCCCCTTCATTCTCGATAAAAATGGATTGCCGGATGATCGTATGACCTTATATTCAACCGGATTACGTAAATTGTCGTAATTTAAAAAGTTTGTTTTTGGTTGAGGAGCAACCGCTATGGAATATGAAGATCCTGATGCTGTAATAGTATCTGAATTAGCAAAAATGGACAGTTCCGATACAAATGGTTCAACGATAACTTCCGGAGTTTTATAAAATCTAATTTTTGTCTTGTTTTGTTTAGATGAGTCTATGGTTAGATCAGCACTCCATCTAACCACTTTATCTTCATTAGAAGTTCCAACTATATAAATTTTGCCATTTCCCTGTGGAACAAATGATTGTACGTGAATAGAAACTACTATAGAAACACCATCACGAAATTTTACATTCTTTTTGCCGCGACCAACTTCAACATATAAAGGTTCACCCTCAATGTCTAACACCTCAACCTGTATAGAACTGCCTGGCTTCAATCGTTCGCTTCCTGCCAGAGAGATAGCATTTTTTCCACCAGTTAACACAGGATTAAAATCCTTAATCCCAAAAAATACAGAATCTAATTTAGTATCCTCTTCATCAACTTGTAACTGACCTAAACCTAGTTTCTTACCTTTACGTAATATCGCCATGTCAATAAATATATATCAATTATATATTATTGATTGAACTGAAACCTTCTGTTTTTTTAATTTCGATTAGAGAATCTGCTAAGTCTTTAGCCGAATCAATGTGGGTGATCATCAACACGAAATCAAATTGATCTTTTAAGAATGAAAATAAAGCAGGCATCGACGCCATAGCATCAGCATCCAAAGTTCCTAACCCTTCATCCAAACATAAAAAATTAGTCTTTGGCATATTAGAAATGTTGGTTAATGCTATTCTTAATGCTAAATTAGATATAAATCCTTCTTTACCACTTGTCAATTCTAATGCCCAAGTTCTTTCATCATATACGATATTTCCGTTTACGTTTTTACCATCTGTATCGATAGACACATTAAATTCGACAATCTGTGATAAAATGTTATTAGCCTCCGCTTCAATCGATGGAACTGATTTACGAATGATATCGTATGGAACTCCATCACGATTGACGCATTCTAAGTATAAACGATATGATTCAAATTGAGATTCCAATTCTTCAAATTCACGAATTTCAGATTTACATTTTTTCCGTTCATTTTTCCACAAAGTTATATTTGAATTAGTTTCCATTATTTTATTCGTTGCTAATTCTATCTTACTGGATAATTCTTTTACTTGGGAATCCAATTCTATGATATTCTTTTTTATTTTTTCGTTTACTTTTACAATTTCAATTGAGTCGTAGTATTTTTTCTTTTTATCTTCAAGATTCTCAATTTTGTTTTTTAATGTAACTATATCATTTTCTTTTTGTTTTACATTATTATAACATTTATGAAATTCAGATTCATTTAAAGTTAAAATTTCTTTTAGTTTTTTATATTCATTGAATGTATGTGGAATATTTTCATTGTCTTCTAAATATTGATTAATTTCTTCCCGTTGAGATACCAGCAAGTCAGCATCAGGTTTTAAAGTTTGGAGTTCTTCTTTTGCTTTTATAGCATCTTGAACAAAAGCATTTTTCATGCAAAATTCACAATCTTCGTCATATTCATGAGTATCCAAAAACTTAACTTTTTCTATTTTATTTCTTATATTAACCTTCAAAACATCTATTTTGGAATTAACTTCTTTTAGGTTATCTATTTTTGAATTAAATTCCTCACATTTGTATTCGATGTTATTCTGAATGTGTGCTTCAATTTGACTTTCAATGATTTCATTATCACGTTTGAATTTAATACACTCTTCTTTTAAAGAATCGATGTCGATTGAATCTAATAAGTTTTTATTATTTTTTAACTGACTTTCAATTTTGTCAATATTTTCATCAACATCCTCTAATCTGACAATCATTGAATTTTGTCGTATTATATCTTCCATTAAAGACTCTTTATCGTCAACGATTGAATTTTTGACCTCAACCATCTTTGAATACTTTTCTTCAGCACATTCAATAAGCGAGTCGTATTCTTCTATATCAGACTCAATTTCATCTTTATTGAATTTCTTAATCACGCCGTTGATTTCTTTACTTTCGTCGGAAGCTATCTGATTTAATCTATCAAATACAGTAATTCCAAGAAATCTAGCAATCAAATCCTTTCGTTCGGTCTGTGACTTCTCTGTAAAATTGCTATTATCTTTTTGTAAACTTAATGTCGTTAATACAAAATCATCATATTCTCCTAAAAACGATCTTATGATCTCATTCGTTGAACGTCTGCTTTCATCATTTAGATTTTCTCGCTCACCATCAATCATTCTCCAGAAATCAACATTTACCGAAACCTTACCTTTTTTATCACGTTTAGCTGACCGTTCTATATAATAATCAACTCCGTTTAATTCAAAATTAAATTTAGCATGAAAACTCATTTTGCTTTCATTCATTACCTCAGAAGCCTTAAACGTCCGTTCACATTTATCCCAAATGCAAAAACACAAAGCACTCATTAATGAACTTTTTCCACTGGCATTTCCTGCGAAAATTCCATTTATACCTTCTAGTTTTGTAAAATCGATTGTATTATCTTCTCCATATGAAAACATATTACTAAATTCAAATTTTTTTGGAATCCATTGTATACAGGGTGATTTGTCTTCAGCTGATAATTTAGAATTTACGTCTTTATTTATTTCAAAAACGCCATCGACTATTTTTTTATGTAATTTAGGATATTTTGCATTCAAAAAGTCTTTTATCAAATCATTTTGGAATGTCACGTCATTCAATTTACTTAGTTGAACATCAGAAACCTCCCCACGTTTTATATCTTTTATTTTTTCACCACGAATATAAGATACTTCTTCCAAATCGGATAACTCTCCAATGTCAGATACCGCTGATTTAACATCCTTTTGTTCTGAATTATAACAACGGATACGAAGTCTTGCCTTTTTTGGAATCTTTTTTAAATCGGTTTCAATCTTACCTTCTTTGATATCCACCGTGAAATAACCGTAATCATTTTTTAAATTAAAATGTTTATGTTCACGTTTTTTAACATCCCAAACACAATATCCATGTTTGTCTAAATTTTCACCGTGATTTTGTTGAACTAATGATCCAGGATATACAATCGCAGGTAAATCATTTTCTCCATCGAACTTTTGTAACGTCTGATATTTGTGAATGTCGCCTAATAACGCCATATCAAATCCATCGAACTTACGTATCGTAACCATTTTGTTGCTTACTTCATACCCAATATCAGTCTTTGCAGCGTTCATTGGCCCATGCCATAAAGCAATAGTCGTATCCACTTTATCACGAAAGCTCTTTGGGATTTTATCAAATGTTATATATTTCTCAACGTCTTCAAATATACCAAAATGTGAAAATAAAATATTCTTACATTTATATAATCCATTTTCTCTAAGATAATGAACGTGTTTGTTATTCAAAGCATCAACAACAGGACTGATAACGTCTAATCGTTTTGTATTGTTTAAATTACAATCATGGTTGCCTGGTATAACAATAGTATCTGTTAAATTAGCACAATTAACAAACAAGTCTGTCATCTCTCTAACCAACTCAGGGCTAGTTTCTACCTTACTGTGTGCTATATCACCAGCAACGACAATCAATGAATTTTTCGTTCCTTTGCGTTTTACTGCTTTATAAAACTTTTCAAATACCTCTCTATATTCTTCATGTCTAGTTACGTTACGAATATGAACGTCTGCTATATGATAAATCTTTTCAATCTTTTCGTGTTGTATTTCGATATATTCTAAATCCATTGTGTTTATAATGAAAGTTTCATGTTAATAAAGTCTGTAAATCCAAAATCATTCGTGTTGTTGATTAAATTGTGGATTTTCTTATATCCCATTTCCGATGGGTCTTTTTCATTTAATTTAACGGCATGAACGTTTATGCCATACGATTGTAATTCTTCAGTGTTTTTCATGACATTAAATAAAGCATCGTTATCTAAAATAATATAAACGTCTTTAACTCCATTCATAATTATTTTAAATACCAATTCTTCAGGTAAAGTTTTTCCAAATAAAGGTATAGCATTTCGTTTTATTGCTATTGCGTCAAAAATTCCTTCCACTAAATATAAAGGCTGTGTGTAACTTAAAAACATTTCAAACCCAACCACATTTTTTGACACCTTTGGATTTTTATACTTCAGTGGGTGGTCTGGTATCCATGTTCTACCAACAAAATAATTTAACTGTCCATTTTCGTCATAACTAGGTAATATGATTCGTTTTTCATATTCACCTTTGTCGCAATAACCAATGTTATATTTTAAAATTTCCGCCGGAGTTATTCCACGTTTTTTCAAATAATGTATTGCATGATTGTATGAAAAATCGTTTTGTTTGTAACACAAACTTTTAAATTCATCAGGTAACCGCAGAACTTCATCAACCGTTTCGGTTTTGTGTTCATAATCACCTTGGATTAATTTTAATTGTTTTAATCCTTCGTATAATTTTTTTGGAACTTTTAAAAACTTAAATAAAGTTCTAATGCTTTTTCCTCTTGTGTCGTGTGAATGTCCACAAATCCAACATTTCCAATTCTGAGTCTCCAAATTTACAGACAACTTGGGTTTGTGGTGGTTACAACATGGACAGAAATAAAGCGTCTCGCCACCACGAACCTCTTGACCTGTATGACCAAACGCTTTATCTATTAAACTTTTCAACGACATAACACGATATTATATACTATATCAGTGGAATTGTCAATATATAAAAACTATTTATTATAACATGCTAATACAATGGCATCATACATATCAATGTTCTTTTTGTCAAAGTTGCCTGCTCTGTTGATATGAACCCACCTAGACGTGTCAAATCTCTTTTCTATCTCTTGTTTGACATAATCCTTAGAGTTGATACCTTTGACTCTTGCTTTACCAAATAGCGACTTTCTAGCGGTATTTACATTAACAAGATGAATCGGAACAGGGTAAAACTTATCAGTTAGAATATATTCAAATATTGCATTGAATCTAACCAACTGAATTATAACCTGTTGACTTGTTCTTCCTCCGGAGAATCCACTGAGCGGAGCTTCTATATTAATTCGTTCAGGAACTCGTTTATCGCTTAACGAATCCAAAACAGCATAAGTTTTTTCTTTTGGGGTTTCAAACTTGCTGATATCAACATAACCAGCATCTATGAGTTTTTCGTCACTCACATATGACCAACCGACGCATGTTGTGGATGCGTCAAATCCTAATGTAACCATTTATAACCTTTATTGTTTGTTTATTGTATTCCGCCAGTATAATAACGTTTGTTACTAAAACCAGGAATACCATCTAAATAATTTAATGCGTTCGCTTTATATGAAGTTGACTTAACTTGCATATTCTTAACAAATTGACTTTGATATAAGTCAGTAAAGTAATTTACAGCACTTGGAACTCCACGTTCTTCAGAATACATAGAGATTGCACCAGGTCCACCCAAGCCAATTCCACGAAAGTCAGAAGCATCTCCAGCACTCTTACCCATTACAAATCCATCAGCATATTTGTTTTCCATATAGTCAACCGAAACAGGCGCTTCACGTTCCTTCTGACCCTTCCATCCCAAATAACGCTCCTCTAATGAAGTCGCTAATGAGGTTCTTGTAATTCCTACTCCTGTATCTGATGAATCTGCTGTTGCCATAATATTTCCTTTGTTGCTTATAAATATAATGATTTTTTAAAAAACCATCACATATCGATTCTAACAATGAAATTTAGCGGATCGTTTTGTAACACTTTTATTGGCTTTCCTAATTTAGCAACCGCAACCATTTCGTAATTTTCATTGTATAATCCAATTGACGTTACGTATGGAGATTGATAACTTCCTGTTTTGTCAATTGAAGACGATTCTAAGTAATTGTAAAATGTTGGATCGACTTGTGTTAAATTAAATTTACCGGTTAATTTATCTAAATAATTTACTACCAAATCAGGAGTGTTTCGTGTTGAATTGTCGTTTATATTTCCTTCGATTAAACGTTCATCACGTAGATTTGACCAATAATTTAACAATATATTAGCATCATAATTGTCAGCCTTTCCATCTCCATCAAAATCAAGATAACCAGCATTATCCAACGCTACTAATTTATCATACGTGTCTGCGTCTAACTTACCACCGTCCAACTCAAATTCTTCCTGTAATACATTTGTTTCATACCCATTCAAAACAAGAGCATCTTCAGCCTCAGTAATTATAATATCATTGTTCCACCAAGCCTCAGTTTGTTCCTGAACATAACCATTGTCGGTTGATGTTTGATCTTCTGGTAAAAATTTAAATTTGTTTAAATATCGAAGAATCAAATCTAAATCGTCAAAATCAAATATACCATCGCCATTTATATCCAATATGACCTTTTCCTTTACAAGAGCGGAAGGATTTGTGCTTATATTAAATTCTCCTTTTTCAACAGGAATCAAAAACTCATTTTCGTATAAGGTGTGTTCTCCCTTGAAGTTGACAATATGACCACGACTTCCTGTTGCTGTAAATATCTCACCGAAAAATGAACCCGTGTCGGTTATGGTCATTATGCCATTCTTATAAAATACATTTCCAACTTTGTAATAGTTGTTAAGATCGGGAGTATTATAAATAAATACAGACCCGCTTGCCTTCATAGGCATCCCCGACTTCAACGTTTCTAATTGAAAATATTCACTTGAATGTGAAATCGATGTATCATAATCCTCATTTACATGAGAAGGTGCTCCAACGAAAATATATTGATCTGTGATCTTTACGGAATTTCCAAATTGTTGTGTAGAACGATTTATAAGCTTTCTTTTTGTAAAGTTCTTTTCGAGTTGCCAATTTAAATCATCATCTAAATTATAAACAAACAATTTACCAGCGTCGGTTTCAACTTCGTAATCTTCAATTGAATATGATCCAGTTCCATCGTAAGATGCTGTTACAAACGTTTTCTCAATTGGACATCCTACCACAAATCGATTGTTTTCTATGTCAACCGACTTACCAAACCAATTGTTTCGCAAAGTATCTCCTTGGAACATAAATCTGTCTGCAAACTTAACCCCACATTCTATAGTTTCAATGTCATCATCACAACAATTTCCACAATAAAATAAATCCTCAGGAGGATCGCCTGCTTCATAAGCATACACCGCTCCTATATTAAAACTCTGAGACACCAATGTTACCGTTCCAAATGTAGGCGACCCCACAATTACATACTCACCATCAACCGCTACAGAATGTCCATATGAATCGCCAACGTTTTCACCAATATACTTAGGAACTTCAATTGACGCTGTGATAGAATAATTTTTATCCATCTTACAAGCAGGCAACCAAGATCCAGATACGCAACTCGATCCGCTTATCTCAACTTCTTCTCCAACGAATCTATATACATATACTTTGCCACCGCCGTGTTGTTGTCGTTTGTCGTTTCCAATAACCAATATATCACCATCCATGTCAAGACTTCCGCCAAAACGCTCGTTCTCCTTCGGATCAGGAGCAACCAATCTAGCATGCAAAACAAACGTATTTGTTCCCGATACATAAGTTGGTGGATCAGTCTCCATAAAAATAGTAGCATCTGTGTCCTCCAGTATGAACTCACTAGCACAAAATGAATTTGTTAAAGGAAAGAAATATGAATCTTCGGGAGATACAGGCTGATAAAAACTTCCTGTTGCTATATCTAAACAAGGATCGGTTTCGTGGTTGTATGTTTTGCGTTGGTAAATATAAACCGCACCAGCATCATTGTTATATCCAGGCGCACCTACCGCTAATACATTGTTGTTGATCTTTACAGCAAAACCAAATTCATCGTCGGTTACTTCACTTTCAAGAACGTTGATTGTTCCCCAGTGATCAATTCCGCCTTTATATTTATCAAATACAAATACAGTACCAGAACGACTTCCGCTCAAACATTCTACATTAGGCGAACCAATTGCCATAAACTGACCTTCGATAGAAATAGCCGATCCAAATTTGTCATCTTCTGATGTAAATGGCGAAGGTTCGTTTGACGTTACAACATATCCGCCTTGTTCCATTTCAAGTAACCACGAATCATCTGTAGCAATTTGTAATGCAATCGAATGTTGACTCCAAGGCGAGTATAACGTTTTAAGTGATCTAAAAATACTTTCAGACACATCATACTTCATCAAATGTGCCCATCCGGCTTTAGGATGTGTTAAACTGCCACTATCATCTGGACAACCAACTAACAAATATCCGTCGGTATAATCAACTTCTTCTCCGAATCTTTCGTTTAATGGGTTGAAACTTTCTGTAGGATAAATTGTCAAGTGACGATCATTTGCGTGATGTTCTTCGTTTGTCAATGGTCTGACATTCACTTCCGATTGGAAATATTTGTCAGTCATAACCAAATTAGTATAGCCATCGTCAGCAATAGTATAAACTTCGTCCGGATTTGATTTGTCAATTATTTTTACGCTTCCGGGATGAATACTTTCACCATACAATTCCTTTGGAACAGTTCCAACTGTAACCGTGTCATAAATTTTACGAACTTCTTTACGTTTTCCGAATTTATCGAAGTCGATTGTCTCAATTCCAAATTTATGTTCTGGATTTGAAAACTCATAAAACTGACTTTTGATTGCGTTATAAACCAATCGTTTGTAAGTTCCGTCTGTATTTAATGGGTTGTCAGAACCACTATAAAATAAACTAGAGGATTCGTAAAACGTTCCGGTGATTTTTTCACCGTATGAAATTTTAAACTTTTTTGAATCGTCTGCACTATATAATAAAGATGCAGACGGCGGGTTTGTGCAAAATAAGGGTAAAGCACTTCCAAATTTTTCTACCCATAAATCACACACCTCTTCCGTAAGCTCATTGTCTTCCCCCATATTCTGAAGAAACCACGTCTTGAAAGTCTTGAATGGTCTTACGGTAATGTCGGAACGTTTTAAATTCTTTATCATGTATATAAATATAGTTTAAACAAATATCTTGTCTATAACATCATCAACAACGGTTATGTCTTTATTTATATCAGTTTCCCATAATCGATACACAATATAACCACGACGTTCTGCCAATTCTTCTTTGAATTTGTCGTTTTTTCTAACCTCATTTATTTCTTTACAATGAGACTTTGTGTTCGGATTTCCGTGCCAAAAATCACCATCAACTTCAATTAAAGCAGGTTTGCCTTTGATTTTAAAATCGTATATTTTACAAATATCACCTTCTGTTATATAAAATTGAAATGTATTATCAATTCCTAATTCATTTAACCGATCATTTACTTTTTTTTCTAACTTATTCATCGGTTGTCTCTCAAATATTTTTTTTATAGTTTCTGGAGAGTGTGTTTTGCCATACATTGGATTGTTTTTAGGATCTTTAAGTCTTTCTTTAGCCTTTTCTCCTATTTTTTTCTTAACGTCTATCGAATGTTCCTTTCCAAACATAGGATGATTTTCTTTATTTTTCAAACGCTCTTTTGCTTTTTTGCCTATTTTTTTCTTGATTTCATCCGTCATGAAATCACGTTTTTTTCCAAAGAACGGATGTTTTTCTCCTTTTTTACCCTCACTTAATTTTCGTTTGGTTTCTTCTTTCATATGGCCTTTAGGTATACCCCTTTGCATATCACCTATCAATTGAGGGAGAAATTCAGGAGAAACTTTTCCTTTAACCAATTTATCGCTATATGGACATATATTCCAACCGAATTCATGAAAATCTTCTATGTTTTCACGTATATATTCTTTATATACAATCCCATGCTTTGATCTTAAATGTTTTGACATGTTTTGAATGCTACAATCAAATCCACAAACCTTACATATAATACGTTTTTGTTTCTTCATGATTATATATATCACGAAAAAACAAAAACTATACGGTATCTAACTTTATTTTTAGTAAAGGCTCAGTTACCAATCTAAGCGAATTTTCAAAAGGGCTTCTGTCGAAAATGTTTTCTGAATTGGTTGACTTAACTTAGCAACCGCAATCAATTCGTTGTTATCATCATATAATCCAACAGTTGTGATATAAACTTGTGGATCGTTTTGGAATGTAGTAAAACGAATTTTTCCTTCGTCGTTTGGATTACTTACCTCAGTTTCTCTCAAAGAGAATGTTGGATTGTTTGAATAATTAAATTCTTGGTTTTTAACACGAACAAAATAATGTCTTGATGGAATACTTTCTTCATTTCCACCCTTCATAATATTTGATGTTATAGCAGAATTTAATGCCTCATATAGTTTAGTTTGATTTAAAGCATATCCATTTGCACTTCCAGTAGAAGGAGTTAACTCACTACCAACGATAGCAGCCAACTTCTCAGGATTCAACATAACAACTCCCAAACGTGGGTAAATTAGACCAACACCTTCTGGATCAAATGTAGTTGCAAGTGATGTAGACGTTCCAAGAGAACCACTGACAATGTTATACTGAGCTTTAGCAGACAGAGATCCTGTTGTAGAAAATGTAGCAGATTCATCTACAAATGTAAACAATCCATTACTTCCGCTAATAGAGAACTGTAGTCTTCCGTTTACAAGTCTTTCTTTAAATCTGCTAGAACCGAAGTTAATAGCATAAAAGTCTGTTTTGTCGATTGACGTTGCATTGTCACCGCTTCCACTTTGGAATGTGAAAAAGTCATCTCCCGGACTTAAAATTAAATTTTGATATTGTGTGTATACCGCTTGTGTCGGTTTGATCTTTACAGTCGATAAATCACGTTCAGATGACCCCGAAGCAGCATTATGACCATACGTAAGCGAGAATAATTGTTCAGACGTTGCTGAACTAACATCAGAATCAAATACATCTAAATAATATAAACCACTTTTAGGTTCAAATTCAGAAGAACCTGTTATTTGTGCTTGAACACTAGATGTAAATAAACTTGATGAAAATGTAGAAGCTCCTCCTGGAAATAATCCAAGAGATACGTTCTGCACTCTTCCTGCTACGATGTCACTTGATTCAAATGTTCTAAATGTACTCATTATTATGATCCTATTACATTAACGGTTACATCAATTGTTTTACTACCACCAGACTCATTACCGATAAGAGTAAGTGTAGTGTTTAGTGTAGACGTTAGAGAATTGTTTGGTATGAAACGGAACTTGATGCCTGTTGCTACTTGAGCAGTTTCGGAACTAACATCACCCAAGAAACTTGGGATTGTAGCTTGAACAGAACTGTCAAGACCTTCACCGATAACCGTTCCAGCATTTTTGTTAGCAAGAATAGCAGTATATCCAAGTTTTGTATTGAATGTTGGGTTTGTAGAAGGAACGATCACAGTCTCACCACGATATGTAGACTTAACGTTGATGTTCTCCTGACCAACACTGATGACCGGGATAAAAGTAGAACCAGCAGGCAACGTAACCAATTTATACTTCAATACTTGAGACTCATCACTGAATGGTTCAAATATTGGAGTGTTTTTTAAAGCCACATCATAAAAAGCACTTCCTTGTGGATGATTTGGATCGTATAAACGATAATCAATTTCATCATCAGATAAAGCGAACGATGTGATATTCAATGCTCCACGTTGAGCCAGAATCTCTCTTCCTTTTTTGGTCAACACTGCATTTACAGTAATTGTTGAATTGTCAAGGTATGCCATTATTAAATTCTCCTATAATTTGTTTATTACGTATAAATATTCGTCAGTTACATTTTTCTCAGATTTTACGAATCCGAATCCAATACAACTCCTTCTCCTTCAGTTCCAACATTAACAGTTCCTCTATCAACTGTGGTCAATACTACAACCTCAGAACCATTTGGAACACCGCTTTCTTCGTCAATTGTTGAATCCTCTGTTTGTATAGATATACCACCAAAAAAGTTTCGTTTAAATTTAAAATGTCTTCTGTCATATCCATCCAAAACTCTTGAGTCCGGAAATGATAAAGAAGCACTCAAATCAGTGTCACCCAAATCAATTAAATTAATTCGTTCAAATGATTGTGTTACCGGAACATAATTGTCGTTGCTAACCGTATCATCAAAACGATATAATGTTCTGATCTCCTTCATTACCTCAGCATAATATCGTTTTCCGCCTTTGTGAACAATTCCGTCTTCGGAATAAATCTCAGAAGCATGAGTGTCAGGTTGATCGTCAACAAATGTATAAAAATTTCTTGGATGTGATGTTGTAGCGTCTACATTTGGTTTAAGTTCGTCTACTAATCCATTTCCGTCTAATACATTTCCAAATAACATTTCAGAAGACACTTCACGAATGACATCTTTTTCAGTTTCTATATCATTGTGAATTGTTAGTTCAGATGGTTTGTTTTGAACTTTATTTCGTTCCAAAATTGTCGGTTCGACCAAAATGCCAGTTCTGAAAGTAGCCTTCGCTGGAACAATAGTTTGTAAATGTTTAAACAAAGAGTTGTCAAAATATGATTTGATTAAATTAATATAACCTTGGAAATCTATATTAGACAATCCTGTTTTATAAAACGTCTTTTTGAACGTGTCAAATGTTTTGTATTGATTTTTATATGTCTCTCTAGGATCGCCGATAAAATCTGAAATGTCAAAGTCGCCGAAAAATTCTATAATGCGTGTGTTTAAATCGTCAATCGGTGAAAAGAAAACACCCAATCCATTTGATCCCTTTGTCTTTGTCTTGGAAGACGGTTTGGTTGTTCTGCTATCATAAAACAAAGGTTTCTCAATCTCGTTTGTAATATAATTTACATTGTTACTTCTAAACTTAGCAGCTCCATAATCAGGTATCTTAACAAGTTCTCTTGTTTGGAACTTTTTAAAATGCCAAGGAAAACTAGCAGAAACATATTGAAATACTTCTGGCTTCTGATCACAACAATCGTCACACAATGTATCGTCGTATGATTTACTGGTTGATAAATCGTGGAAATTAATTGCTTGTATATCACCCAACTTTGTCAAACTAAGTGAGTTGTTTGGAATTGTAATAGAACCGCTTACAGCGTCCGCTGATCCTGAATATAAATCTTGCGGTTGATTAAAGTTTAAATGTAATGCTAAATTGTCAACCGTATCCTCCGGAAAGTCAGAATCATATCCATTGATGAAATATACATGACTGTCAAATCGTTTGTCACTCACAGGATTCTTCCAAAGTCTTACCTGATCAATCACACCATAAAAAGCTTCTGGATCTGGAACTATAGAAGACGTAATCTGAGAAAAGTTACCAACATATACACTTGCATCTGATCCACTAGCTCTAAAGTTAGCATTATAACTTCCTGTAAAATAAAAATCTTGTGTGTCTTCAAATACAATTCTATCGTCGATTGCTCTTTTAACCACTAAATCATATTTGATCGGAACTTGATCTACGAAAGTTTCATCGGCTAATTGTGCGGCACTCAAATTAAAAAAGTTATCCACATCATTACGACGTAACATGACACTGAACAAGTCGCCATTGAAAACCGGCAACTCATCAGACATAAGCGTTGTAATCTCAGCATTGCTTCCTGTGTCAAATGCTAATGTGAAAAATACCTTACCCCACGTGCTTCCTCGTTCACGTTGAACTCCTATCACCCAACGATCATCACAACTCATAAGACGGAATATCTCGCCTTCGTCATATGTCTTATGAGTGTCAAAAGCAAACTTAAATTCAACTGTCTTAATATCCTTATCCCAAGGCATATTCAGATATTCGCCTTTGCCATCAAAGTGTAAAGCATAATAGTCATTGTCAAAGATAAACTGATTGTCATCTTTTGTTTTGTCTATTTTTCGTATACCGCCGAACTCCCGAATAGAATACAAACTTCGTGGTATGCCATAGCATGTAAACAATGAACGAATACATTCCTCACTACCCTTTGTCTTTAAAATGTGAGGCAACGAATTTAAAATCCGTTTCCAAATTAACTGTGTTCTACGTTTCGCAGGTATGTCTTCCAACCCAACCGAATCCTCTGTGTCGCCAGTTAGTGCAACCAACAAATCCTCATTGTCATTTCCACTCTCAGGCGTCCATCCCAAGGATGTCAACATCGTCTTTATCATCTCATTCGACAACCCAATATCATCACGATTCTCAACACGAGCAACAGTCGGAGTATGCTCCAAGTGCATCCAAATCTCGTCAAACGTCTGACCTACCATGTTTAGGAAATTTACATAATCACCATTCTCAGAATCCTGTATGATAAAATCAGGTGTGTTGCTTATCAATGAATCGTCATTCCACTCATCATATAATGACGCTGATGTTTCATATGTTCCCTGTAAAGTAGTTGTTCCTACAGGTTTACTATGTTCTATATACCAATCAGGATTGTCAAATAAAAATTGTTCATATCCATCAAATCCCTCTTTGATCGTTTGGATCTCATTCGACCTAACACTTCTATCAGCAAGATGATATATGTCATTTGGAGAATCTACCAACTTAACATCAATCAAATCAATTTCATCTTCCAATTCATTTATACGATTTAATTTATATTCGTAATTGTTGACACGAGCAGTTGCAGATGAAAATTTAATAAATTTAGAAAAATCCGAATAATCTATGTTTATTTTATTATTATCATCTTCTTTTTTAAGAAGAATATCTAATGAACCGCTGTCAGCAACACTATCCAACGTATATTCTTTTGTGGAAAATAAATTTTCACTGTCGTTAGCAAAGAAATTGGGGCCTTTAATCTTGTTTAACGTTATTTTATTATTTTTGTAAACTATAAAATCATTATAAACAGGATTGGTTGTAAGTCTTGAAAATATAAATTTATCGCCAACGGTATAATCTTCTAACAACGGTTCTGCTAATTTAAGTAAAAGCGGTTCATGTTTACCCTCAATAGAAACGTTTTCTCCGGAAGCAATATAATTAACAACAGGAAACATTACATTATTTCCGAAGTTGATAAAATGTTTTAAGAAAATGTTATTTCTTTCAAAATACAACGATTCAGCGTCATCGATTGAAACCGTGAAGATTTGATCGAATATTCCTTTTAGATAAGAGATATATTCTTCAAACTCATTGCTGACAACTGTAGATTTTTTATTTAAATGAAATCGTATTAATGTATCAGAGGTATTATCGTAAAGTTCTCTAATTTGTTCAAACGTAACTTCTTCTTCGTTTTGTGAAAACAACCAATTTTCCAATTGATATAAAATGGTTTTGTCTTTTTCAACGTCTTGTCTGAAAATCCCAAGTAGAAAATTGATCATATCAATGTCTCTTGGAAGAGCATATAACAATTTTATTTCTTGAACCAATCTTTCATTATCTTCGACTGTAGAAAGAAATATTTTATCGATTTGTTTTTCGTTTATATTGATTAAAATATCATCTGTTATTTCTTTACCGAAAAATGAATTATTTTTTACTTTTGAAAATTGTTTGTTTATATAAACATCTTCATTTGCTCTTTTTGCAGGAACAACCTTTAACTCGGTTCGTGATGGAGAAATTTCTGAAATTTCTAATTTTTCATCGTTACCACCGATTACGTCGGTCATTAAAGTATAAGCAACTTTATATGAACCAGGTCCAAGATCAATGTCTTTTAAATCATCTGTCGGAGAAACAATCAATTGTTTTAACGATGCGCTTTCCACCGTAAACATTCCAGATTTAATAGAATCGAAGTTGTATTTTATTAGATTGTTGTCTAAATCTGTATATGTTCTTTGGATTGATTCGGATTCTAATTGATTGTCGTTTCTTTTGTGAGCAATTAAATTGTTTGTTTTGTCGTAAACAGATACCTCAATCTTTTCATCCGGAAGTTGACCAAATTTAACTTTCTTTGTTTTTGATGCAACTATAACATCAAGATCTTTCTGTTCAAGAAAATATCCTGTGTTTAATGAATTTGTAACTTCTGTATTATATTTGTATTCCAGCTTCATATCATTCTTCTATCTGTGTTGGAATATTAATCTCAAATTCGGTAAATGCTGCATCAAATCGTTCTTCGACAGCGTCAGTATCATACACATCAGAAATTAACGGTATAGAAATGGTAGAATTGTTGATTTTAGATTCATCGTAATCCAATCTCAACACACCATATTCATCAAACGTAGATGCTATGGAGCCGCTTGAAACGACTTGTTCAAGTTCTTCGTTTGAATAATTCTGTAGAAAATCAGGTAAAGCCATATTAAATACTTATTTTGAATGCTTTATTATCTGTAACAATAATAGTAGAATTTGTAAACACTACTTTTATAACTACTTTGAAATATCTTTCTTGTGGGAAATTTGTGGTATCTAATATAAAATAATTTCCATTATCATCTACACTTAATTTTGTTCCCGTCACATCAAAGTCGATCAAATACTCTTCACTATGAGCGTCTTGTATAGCATAATAAGATGCCACAGGCAACTTCTTGGACGTGTTATAACGAGTAAATTGATTTTCAAATGTTTTCACAGGAAATTTATCTCTCGCAAAAACATCAATTCTAGCCTTTTCACCAGAAATATATTCTTTTTTAAGATTAGCGGTTGTAATCATAAGTTGATCACTTTCGGTTGCTGTAACCAAAGAACCTGTTCTAACACTATCATCCCACTTAACTGCAAGATGTGGAATATAAATTGTATTGGTATCTTGTGCAAAAAACTTAACTCCGCCAAATACAACTGAACTGTTTTCTTCGCTTGACTTTAACTCAAATCCATTATTAGGCGTCGCTCCAATCAACCAAGAATTAACAATGTCGGTGACGTTCATGTTTATATCTGAACTTTGATTGTTGAAACTCTGGCTAACGGAACTCGTCAATGAAGTTGTTATTTTAGCACCACTCAATTTAACTTGACTACTTCCTGATTGCAATCCTATGTTTTGTGATAATAGATAATCGTCAGTAGCAGACACCGTTAATACAGAAGCAGAAGCTGATGAACTAACAAATGTCAAAACTGAATTTAATTTATCATTTAAATTACTTACGGAATCCTCTACAGTTGATCCTGTAGCAAAGTGATATACTCGATTAGCAACATCATCCCCAACCACAGTCAAAGAACTTGAAGCGACTCCACCAGCAAAACTGGAAGTTGTTGATCCTGATTGAAAGTAATATGAATTGCCATCCAATCCGGATACACTGGACGTAAATAACAAAGACATATCTTTTGTTGTGTTGAATGTAAATCCACAACTTGATGAAATTTCATTTAACTGACCAACCAAAGCATAAAATCTTGTTTTCAATCCGGTATATTTACCGCCTGCTAATGTCAATTTGTTAGCAACAGGTTTTGAAAGTGGGTTTCCACATATGTCTAAACTCTCACTCAATGTTGTGTCAGCAATATCCCATAAATAATATTTGTTACCGCCTTCACCAGAATCAACCGAATTCATAATTACATATGAACTTGTAAACGAAGATGACACTGACGCTGATATCGAACTTGAATATGAACTTGATACACTAGCTGTAATATAAAAGTCAGACACGGAGTTTATTGCTTGTGACATAGAGTTTGCTGTCTCAACTACATTACTTGCTGAATAAAAGAACTGTAAATTTGAACAAGGAGGAGCAACAATGTCTTTGTTTGATGAAACGATCAAACTTGCGGTTGTCTCACAATCAACGATTTCAAATCTATCACCAGCAACAATTCCATTCACCAAAAACGAAGCAGACGCTTCAACTGGCGTTTTACTGGAACCATCCCAACCAAAATAATAAACATCACCACAGTCAGGCGGAACATTGCCATTGACAACAATAAGTTTACATTCTTTACTACCTGAAAAAATAAATTGATCAAAGTCATTGATAGCCGTAATTTGCATCGAACTTGTAGCAAATCCAGATTGAGAAACTTGGATGCTACTTGATGCATTGAACGTGTAATTTAATCCATTTGAACTGGTGACATAAAATAATTGACCTTGTTCGTATGAAGTAAAATTCATAGTAGCGGAAGGTGCTGATAAAGACGAACTTGAAATTGTTCCGTATGTTGTGACTCCGCCATATGAACTCGTTGGTGAATATGTGCTATCCCACAACTGACCTCCATACGTGTCTCTGTATTTCCAAGACGCTCCTACTATAGTATCATCGTCAAATAAACGACCAGTTCCCATCACCCAACTCTGGGATATAGGATTTGCTATTATGTCATAAGCAATCGGAGTCTCAAATGCCTCAACTGTATAAAGTTTTAAATAAAATTTAGGATCAACAATCTTACCAGTAGCAATAGATTGTGATATGCTAGATAAGTCAAATTGGATTAATGCGCGAGATATATGGTCGCCGCATTCATCTGTTGAACCCTTACCGATTTCCAATACTTCATCTTTGCCAAAATTTCGATATTTTAACAGTTTGTGATTGGATACGAATGTGTCTTGTTGAGGATAAACAAATGTAATCATGATACTATATAAATATCACAATTACAAACATTTTCCGCTTATATCCTTTCCTGGATTCTTAACCTCAAATATTGATGGGTCTAATGATGGATAAATTATTTTGTCTATAGTAGCTTTCTCAATGTTATACTCAACATCAGAATAATCATCACCATCAACTTTTGTTAAATTTCTGACTTTCACGTTTTGAACGGATTGAACTCCTTCAACGTTGGCCAATGCTAATTCAAATTTACTAATATTGATCGTTTGGTTGAAGTTCATATTGTCGATGTTAAAGAACTCTTTAGATTCATTTAAGCATCTAACCAACACTTCACGTTTGTTTTCTCCTTTGAATGTAGTTATTTCAAAGTAAACGCCAATGTTAACAATAAAACCATCCATCAAATTAACTTCGTCGGTCAACATTCTATATCTCGAAATATATTGTTTTACATTATTTCGTAAAGCAGCATTCATTTTAACAAGTTGTTTTTTCTTGTTTAATGTCAATGTGTAAATGTTTATATCAAAAGACTTATCAAGATTTTTGTCAGCGTTCACCGCCTGTTCAGATATCTCATTGTCAGTAGCAACATGAACCTTAGCAACAGACCCATATCTAGACGGCATACTTAATATCCTAGCAACATAATCCTCTTTACTTACAATACGACTTTGAGCCTGATGATACGCTAAAGCATTTTCACGAATCTCTTCATCGGTTTCAGCACCAGCTCCACCTGTAGCAGCTTCACTGTTGGTTACTTTTAAACTATTTCGTAAGTTTAATACCAACTCTCTTTCAAATTCAGGATAATCATCCAATGCATTTGAATATTCAACGTTGCTTATTTGAGTAACTTCGTTTGAGTTTATATTAGCTTCTATTCCACCACCAACAATATATCTAACCGTCAATATAGTGTTGTTTGGTGCTAATCCATAATTCTGACTTTGTAAAAACTTAGACGGATCAACAGTAGCATTCAGTTTGCTTATCGCGCTTTTCTGAATGTTTTTGATGTCTAAAATAATTTCATCTTCTTCAGAAGAGTTAATTCCAGCTCCAAATTCTAAATATGTTTTATCGTCAGAAGAAACTCCTGTGATAAATTTTCTGTTTGTTCGTAATGATCCAATTAACGAAGGAACGGATTCTTTAAACCGATAAAACTCACCATCATTACGTTTAACATTTTCAACGTCAGTATATACAATGTCTTGAGATAAATAATCAACTTCATGCCATTTATTATTGTCAGAATCAATAACGCTTAATACATCAATTACATTATCTTCATCCAATTCTATTCTAAAAAATTCTTGTGCTGAACCAACACTAACTTGTTTTTCTACTATTCTTCCTGAATAAGCATTAACTGTTTTCTTTAATAAAAACAATTGAACTTGATTCAATTCGTCACGACTATATGCTGTAACTGTCAATGGAGAATCTTGGCTATCAACTGAGAAATCCACCGCTTCTGTTGTGATAAATCCTACTCCTTCGGAAGTAGTTACTTCCATGTCTTGTAATAAAGTAAAAGCAAATCTAAAGTCTGGTTTAGCAACACCATCAACTTCAATAGAAGGCACCAATTGAAAAACATCCAATGGACAAAACGCAGGTCTTGTCACTTTAGGTTTATATCCCAACGTTTTAGCATTAGCCATGATGTTACCACGCTCAGTTGTATATGGTAATAACGCCTCTTTAAATTGATAGTCTGTATAATATGATAATACATCACCAACATAAGACGCTAACTTGATATACAACATGCCTGGCGACGTAGGATTGAAATCTTTAAATGTATTTGGAAAGTATGTTTTAGCATACTCTAATAGATTTTGTTCAAACTGATCAAAGTCTTTTGACAAGTAATTAACTTGTTGTGATTTTTTTGCGAAATTTTTACTGCTTTTCTTCATTATATTCCAATCGTCAAAGTTTCAACGTTGCTTGTGTCTCCAACGGTAAAGTGTATTTTCATGAACAATCTATTTAAATCGATCGTCTGTCCATCTCGATCAAACTCTATATTCTGAATGTTTATATAAGGCAACCAAGCTGCCACTTCATCAATTATAGTTTGACTTACAATTTCTTCAACGTCATCAATGTTATGTTCAAATAATACAGAATACAAATCCGTTCCGAATTGTGGCGTCATCGGAATTTCACCTTTACGAGTAAGCATCAATGTTTTTAAATTATTTTTGGCTACAGATAACGTGTCAAACGTTTGTTCAAAAAATCCGTTTTTTCCTCTTCGTATAGGTAAACTCAATCCCAATGGTGTCGCCATCTATTTAAACTCCTTTGCTAAAATCTATGTTGCTAGGGCCTTTTTTGACAGACGCCTTGTTAACTTTATCCATGAACCCACTGTAATTTTTTGTAAGAGCACCCAAAACTTCAGGTGCAGTTTCAGCCAACTGTTCAGCAGATATTTGTTGTGGAGCACCTTCCGCTGTTTGGGTCGGTAACATCGCCTGTGCCCGTTGATCGAATCCATCGAAAGCACCTGGCTTAGCAATACTAGGTGTATACTCCGTTTCAGCATACATAGCATCCATTTTTTGTTGCTCCATCTGTTCCGCCATCATCATAGCAGGTGTCATATGAGCACCCATTGTTCCCTCCTGTGGAACTCCACCCTGAGTTTGATTCAGAATTTCATTCAACATAGGATTATCAGTATATTTGATCTGACCATTATCTTCTACACGCTTTTCAGGCGCCAATCCCATCATCTCTACCAAACTTTCACCTTTGGATTTTTGAACGATTGGTTTAGAAGGTTGTTTTGTTTCTTCATGAATTAAGATAGCCTCCGCTAACATACCAGGGAGAATATCTCCTATAACCTTAACAACTTCCTCTTTAATCAAGGGTTGTAATATTTTTTTTAACTGATCTTTTTTCATAATATATAAATATTGAATTTATTGATTTTCATTAAAAATCATCGTCGCTGAAACTACCATCTCCGAATTCACTAAACGAATCAGCAGCAGATGTTGTGCTTGGAACGAACTCAGTAGTTCCATCCGAGCGTGTTATAGTAGCACCGCCTCCTGAAACTGTGGCGGTTGACGTTGAAGTGGATGATGAAAATGTCTTTGTCGTTGATGATGCTGTTTTGGTAATGTTACTTGTTGCTGAACTTGCGGTTGACGTTGCTTTGTCTACAGTTCCCTTAGCAGAATCAACTACTCCAGTTACACCGCTTGTTGTTGAACTTGCGACTCCTTTGGCTTTCCCAATTGTTCCTCCAACAGCCCCACCTGCTTTTTCTGTAGCAGCTGACTTTAATCCATCGACGCTTGGAACGGATGGTAGATCAGGAACAGCAGGTAATTCTGGTGCTACAGGTAAACCACCTATACTTGGAGCAATACCATCCAAAGACGGTTTTGAAATAGCAGGTGGTAATTCTGGTTTAGGCAATTGTTTTCCTAAATCTGCAAAAGAATTTGGCTTAGGTATCGACGGCGGAGTTAATGCTGGTATATCAAGTTTGGGTAATTTTGGTAAAGCTGGAACACTTGGGATTTTACTAAGGGCTGCTTTTGCTCCTAACGCAGATGCAGCTTGACGTGAAAATCCGCCAAGTTTACTCGTAGCACCCTTAATAGCTCCTAATTTATCCCCAACGCTTCCAACGTCTGGCAATTGATCCTTAATTCCGGATACAACATCACCAGCTGCGCTTTTAGCACTACCGATTGCACCAGAAACAGCACCTTTAGCAGATGAAATTGCGCCAGTTGCTTTACTTGTTACACCACTTACCGCACCTTTGACTTTTCCAAGTGCGGCGCTTTTCATAGTTGAGAATCCGTTAGCCATATTAATAAATATTACTTAGCGGAAGTTCTCTTCGGGCCAATCTTACCCTCAAATTCACCAGCCTTCTTTACCCAATATCCACCGGGCACTTTTCCTAATGACGCCGGAGCACCCAACCCTTGAGCTTCTCCACCGTCTTGACCAAGAGCATGACCTCCGCCGGTTAAGAACACACGTTTGCTTAACGTCTCTGGCAATTTCTGAACTAAGGCTTCTAACGCTTTGACATGAACTTCAATTGGAGTTTGGGTTACAATAGCATCAAAGTCACTAAACGAATCAGTAGGAGATCCTGTTTCGGGAGGCGACGCCGAACCAGCATCAGGATGACTATGACTATGAGTGTGTTCATGATCGTAATTGTGTCTATGTGATTTCAACCACTCGCCTAATTCATACAGCCACTCTATCATAGTCTCACCCAAAATAGCAGGCTCCTTAGTTTGGTCGTATTCACCCAAATAAATAAATGGAGAGTTTAAAACTGTTTTCTGATTTGTGGTCAATACAATCTGATCATGACTATCTATACAAAATTCATCATCCGTTGTAAACTGCATATGTTTTTTGCTGAATGCTAATAGTTCACTGTCACGAGCACTAAACAGAAGTCTGCTAGAGTTAATCACAATTTGATCACCGTCTAACTTTGGAAATTTCCACGTGGTAGAATCCGGAGTAGAATATTTTTTCTGTTCCTCATTTCCAGCACTAAACCATGCCTTAATAAAATGTAATTGAGGATTAAATAAACTTTCAGTTTTACCGCTTGTGATGTGTATACTAGAACCATCCCAATTCACATTCTCAGTCATTACGCTGTTGAAGTGATCCTCAAATCCTATGTTTGCTCCAGCTGTTGGGTCTGGCCCTTTTTTAATTCCGGCTTTGCCTTCTGGTATCTTCGCTACAGGTCGTTGTCTGTTACGTATCAGTATACTTGGATTCCCACCACCACCAGCGTAATCAGGCGGTAAACCAACATCTTTAGCCTTATTGTTCTCATAAGCACCAAATCTAATGCTATTTCCAAAACGACCCTCTAAAATAGTATCACCTTCAAAACGTTTTAAACGTCGTATCTTGTTATTAAAAATAAAATATTTTCCTGTGAATCCCTGATAGCGTGGTTCACTTCCTTCTGAACCTATTACAGACTTAACTCCTTTATATGGAGCTTTTGGATTGCTTGAGTCACGTATCAATCCTTTAAACCCATCACCTACCATATATTCAATTGCAGGATTACAATTGGAGTTTACTCGATTGTCAAAATTTATTTGTGGAGAATAATACCAACGTCCTAAATAATTTACCACCGATACAATCTCATTTATCAAAGGATATTGAGTTGTTGCTGAATCCAATGGGTATGCCCATATCAAACTCTCTCTATCAGCGTTCTTCCTACTTTCAACCGGTCTAACCAAAGCACATCCAATGCGTGACAAATCTGCTCCAGAAGGTGGTGCTCCTTTTGAAGTTGTTGGTGTGAAGTCTACATCAACCGTCTTATCGTATAGATCTGGATGTTCATTGTCCAAGATTATATCAACGACTGTAGCCGCTTCAAACTCATGATCGAATACATCATCTACTTGTGAACGTATCGAGTCGGCATTAACCAGACCATCCGTTTTTCTGCCTAATCCTGTGTTACGTCTGTGAAATCGGGGTCTCATTTTTCAAGGGATTCTTTTGCGGTATTTACGATGTCATCTACAGACTGTTTACTTATATTGTTTTTTTCTTCGATACTAAGTGTGTTTACCTGTTCCATCAATTGCTCACGTTCTTCGTCAGACAATTCAAAAGCACCACCCGTAGCTTCTATACTAGCTTGTCTACTCGCTATACGTTGAACTACAGCAGCTAACTTAACCAACTGATCGTCGTTCTTTACGCTTACTTCTAAATAACCTTTAATCAAAGGAACTACCATCAAAGCATCATTTACTCCCTTGATCAATTGTCTTAACTCTCCGATCAACACATCAACTTGATTTTTTGTGCTTTGTTGATTAGTATAAATATCTTTACACAGATCAGAAAAGTTTTTACCTCTAAAAATTTCAATGTCGTTATCCATAACTATATATATGGATATTATCCAAAATGTTATTGCGCAACCTTCAATTGATTGTTTTGTTCTGAATTATTCATTACATTTTTAGCAACATCAATCAATTCGGGTTTTAAATCTTCTATACCATCAATAGACTCTACGCTCCAAGAGTTATATAATTTTGGATATTCATCCATGTGATTGCGTAGAGCCCGACCAATCGATAACATATTTTGTTCTATATCAGACATACGATATCCTTCGTCTTGTAATGACTTAAAGACTGAAATTTGTAATTTATTCCAGTCTGGATGAGCCTTAATTATAATCTCGGATATGATGTCTGATAATTGTTTCATTCAAAAAAAGGATCAGTTTCAGTTTCTTCTCCGTAAATAGAGTTTTCTACTGTTCCTCTGGATAAATATTGCTCAAGAATATCTTTTTGATATTCTTTCATTTTATTAATCACTTTTGTAATGTTTTGAGTTTTACAACCTGACATTTCTCTTATATAGAGATATAATGTTTTTTTGTTAAAGTTTTCAATCTTTTCTCTGTTCTTGAAAAGTTCTAAAACAGCGTTCGCTATTTCCATTTCTTTTCTTTTATTGAAAATCTTTACTAAATTTTCATCCCAATATTCGATCATGAGATTAACAAATTCTTTAATTTCAGCATTTTCATTATCAAATTGCATTAATATTTCACCGTCGATTTCTTCATCAGGTGCATCAATTATCTCAGTATGTTGATTCCAACGTTTCCATGTATTGTTATTTTGCAATATAAGCCAATTTTTAGCTACCACCGAAAAATATGAAAATGCTTTACTTCCACCTTCACATTGAGGTTTATATTTGTGTATGTTCGATACAAGGAAACTTACAACTTGCTGTTGAATTCTAATCGGTTCGCTGTCAAAGTAAGAAAACTTAAACGTATTATAAACATTTTCAGCTAATTTTTCAAAAGCATATTTAATTTCTTCAATATAAATTGTATTCCGTTTAACCAGATTTTCTTCTTTGTTATATTTTACAATAGCATCCTCAGTTGCTTGAGTAAAATACATTTTATCTTTTGGAGTACGCTTACGTTTCTTTTTAGCTATTTTTTTAACAGCACCCGTAACAGCTTTATTCGTTGATTTTGTTGCTTTTTTGGCAACAGAAGATTTTTTAGCAACTGTTTTTTTAACTGATTTTGTAACTTTTTTAACTATTTTATTCTTCGTCGTTTTCTTCGGCATCTAATTCACCCAGTTTATCATTTAATTCCGTAATAAGATTTTTCATCTCATCGAATATGATGCCGACTTCATCATCACTTTCAAACATCTGACGTTCGTCAATAGACTTCATTTCGTCATATGTTTTGCGAGCTCGATCATTGAAGTTTGTAATCCATGATTCGTATATTTCGTTTTTGCGCAACAAATTGAATGTTATATAACATAACATTACCAACAAAACAATCAAAAAACAAATAATAATGTATAACACTAAACTACTCATAAACTTTCGGTATCTTCTTCGATGGAATCATAGAAATAATCGTTGATAAGTTCTAAAGCTTCCTCAACGCATTTCCAATCTTCACATTCCAAAGCATCTTCCAAAGTCCGTTTTATATCGTGAATAATATTTTCATCCATAATAACGGATAAATAGATGGAAGATGCTTTTTTTGTTAACTTTTTATATAATTTCCCAACCGTCTTCTAAAAGAGCTTCAGCTTTTTTATATTTAATAAACTGAGTTTCACCGTCTTTTTCTACCATGACCTTTTCGTTTCTTCCGTATTTAATACGTTTTACAGGTTCTCTTTTCAATCTAATATGATCATCCGTGATAAGTTCACCGCTTAAATGTCCAACCTCATGTTGTATACACACACACTCTAGCAAACCTTCATCCTTCCAGTAGTTGTCAGCGTCTAATTCGGAACTATCAGGACCAAACTCAATCTCATTCACCCAATTGTCACAAGCAATTTTAACCGTCTTGTTTCTTACTGTGTGAACACGTTTGCCAGGTAAACTTAAACATCCTTCAATATATCCAACCTTTTCGTCGCTAACATCCACACATCTTGGATTGATTAAAACTTTAGGTTCTTCGTCTTTACGAGCACGAACAACACATACAGCCTTATCAATTCCAACCTGATTAGCAGCCAATCCAAGACCACCAAAATCATCCAATGCTTCAATTAATTTTTTAGCAATTTCCTCACCTTCTTCAACAGAAGAACACGGATTAACAACTTTAGTTAATTTATTTTTTCTTGTAACAATCTTCATAAACACCTTTTTTAATAAATTTTTAACATTATCATTATACTGATTAATAACGATTTGTCAATTTATAAAAAGTATTTATTTTTATTTTTTATGATTCTGCAATAATATTTCCGTTTTTATCTGTAACTTTGCCGCTTTTTGTGTGAATGTTTTTTAATTTTAATATCTGCTTTTCTTTTTCAATTTGTTCAGGAGTTTTTTCTACAATAACTTCCTTCTCAACAATCTTTTCTACAGGAACCTCTTTTATAACTTCTTTTTCTACAACCACAGTGTTTTCAATTTCTTTTAACTCTTTTTCAATTTGTTTAGCTTTTTTTCGTTTGCGATCCTGTAAATCCATTGAATTGTATGCTAATACCAAAGCAACCGCCAAAGGATCGAACACAAAAATAATAATTATAATAAACCACTTAGCAACACTATCCAACGTCATATCAAACTCGTTAGCAACAAAATCAAATGTTTGAATATCCTTAGCTTCACCAGCATCCAATTTAATAGCCATTATATCTTCTTCTAACTTTATTTTTTGATCAGTTAGTTTGTCTAATTTGTTTTGAGCATTAGTGATATCAATTGACGATTGTTCAATTAATTTTTGTGTTGACTCTTGAAGTCTTTGCGCTGAACTTGCTGTCATGCTTTTCCCAATCTTAGCGGTAATGTCATCTAAACGTTTTTCCTGACTCTGACGAGCATGTGTCAATGTCTTGATTCGTTCAGCCATTATAATAACCTCGCCCTCTACCAAATCTTTACGATTCTTTACACTCTCAATCTTGCTCATATGTAACTCATGCTTTAAAGCACTATCCTGATATGCAGATGATAAGAAACCAAAAATGCCCAACGATGTAATAAACATTAAAACGATAACAGATATGTTTAAATACCATTTTAACATCAAACCGCATGATTTCCATTCACGTTTTAAATACGAAACGCTAACAAGCTTTCCAATTTCTAAAGCACCTGCCATAACCAATGTAGCAACAAAAGCACCAGCGAATAAAGTAGCTATGCCTTTTACACTAAAATAAGCAGCACAACCAGCAACCAACAGCGCAGTCAATCCAATTAAATATTTAAAGAAGTTCATATCCCAATAAATATATTAATGCACAAAAAAACCGACCTTTATAAAAAGTCGGTTTTCGTGTTTAAATCATTCGTCAAATAATTTACTTTGAAGGGTTGATTTAGTCTCTCCTATAAATCTGTAATATTCATCTCCCTCAATTTTAGCAGCAAAATTATCGGCTGAATGTAATATAATAGGAAGTCTTGTTTTCAACTGTGATTCTTCTCCAAACGATTTTGGCATCAAAAACTTTTTAGCGTCCTCTGAATACAATCCATCAGCACAAATAATTCCAATGTGTTCTTTCTGAGTATATTTAATTCCGAATTTATTTAAAATTTGGAATGAATTAGCTTCTATGTCAGAAATCATTCGTTTTTTATTTGTATTGAAATATTGTTGATTTTTCTTTATACTCCAATCGTCTTGATTTATCTCATAATGAGCATTTCCATATCCATCTTCAATTTTACCCAAATCGTGATGATAAGCTGCGAACACCAACTCTTCTAACTCAAAGTCAATAGTTCCGCCACTCTTTTTATAAAAAGAGTATAATGCTTTTGCATTTCTAACCACGTTCTCAACATGATCGATTAAACCACCAATATAACAGTTGTGAAAATAAATCATACCACTAGCAGGCGCAATCATATAATTCTCTCTAATATGATCTGTCTCATACATTGCCATTAGAGCATCCAACCGTTCACCGGAAAAATCCTCTTGTAATCTGCTTAGAAAATTATCATAGTTTTTCTTAAGCGTTTTTTCGTCGTATTTGAATACGTATTTTGCTTTTATATCCATGACGCCAACTATACATCAGGTTGGCGTAAAAGTCAAGAAAAAAATCAGCAATCGCAGATTTTACGTTTTACGTTTTCTATTCCTTGTGGGGTTTGTCCACCGCGACCATATTTTCCGTATGATATACGATCTTGGATTCTTCTGAATGTGAAGTATCCCCAAACGATCAACGGATGAATTTTATTTATTTTAGCAGAAGTGTTGTTCAGAAAAATCTTTTTTGAATCAGCATACCACGTTTG